CAAATCCCGAAGGTAGGGATAGGTTTACGACTCCGCCGTTGGGAACCATGAAGGGGATCCAGAGCCATTTGGCAGAATCCCAAGCATTATGTTCTAGCCCAAAATACGATCCATAACATGCAATCGCTGGAGTTAAATTGATCTTGATGTTCAAGGATCCGAGGGTTAAATTCTTTGTCGTCGTTCCTGTTGCCAAGGTAAAGCTTTCACCAATTTTTATATAACTACCACTGCTTAATTTTGCGTACGCCGCAATACGAACAGTTTCACCACTTAAACCTTCTAAGTCTAGGGAGAAATTTCCATCACTTTTAATTTCATTGTTGGAACCCGAAACAAATTGCCATGAACTTGAAACTTGTGTTTCCGCCCAAACAAATCCTGATTCGAAGTTAGTTAAAGTTGAAACTTTTCCTGTGACAGTAGTCTCGACTGCGTGGGCCGAAGAAGATGTTATAACTCCCACAAATAGGAATGCCGCTACGAAAGTGCCAACAGCAAACAGCTTCTTCAGAAAGTTCAAATCTTTAGAAATTGAGTGCAAAACCATGTTAAAAGTGTAATTAATTCCCTTAAACTTACAAGAGGTGAGGTCTTGTCATGACCAGCTGAAACCTATTCTTCGCTCTGTCTCTGCTGCGTAAAGTCTGTTCCGCTTCCTGGGTTTTGAGCCATATCTACAAATCGTGCGAAGTGAAGTTGAGCTGCCACGGTAAGAGTTCTAGTTGGTCCGTTACGGTGCTTAGCGATAATCAAATCTGCTTCACCTGATCGGTTTTGCGAGTCATACATATCATCGCGGTGCAAAAGAATTACAACGTCAGCGTCTTGTTCGATAGAACCAGATTCACGTAAGTCAGAGAGCATTGGTTTCTTATCAGAGCGTTGTTCTGGTGAACGGTTGAGCTGTGAAATAGCGATAACAGGAACATCTAACTCTTTCGCCATCAACTTAAGGTGACGAGAGAATTCGGAGACTTCTTGCTGACGGTTTTCTACGCGCTTACCTGATGACATCAACTGTAAGTAGTCGATAACAATAAGTTTGAGATCGTGGCGTTGCTTAAGGCGTCGTGCCTTTGCACGAATTTCCATCATGGAAAGATTTGGTGAGTCATCAATAAATAGTGGTGCATCTGAAATTTCGCCCATACGTCGTGCAAGGCGTGTCCACTCTTCATCGGAGAGTTGTCCAGAGCGGATGTTATTTAAACCAACGCGTGCTTCGGCTGACAACATACGCATTGTAATTTCAGAGCGCGACATTTCCAGAGAGAAGATGACGGATGTCTTCCCATCATGGATTGATGCATGTCGCGCAATATCTAGTCCGAGTGTTGACTTACCAACTGCAGGACGTGCAGCAAGGATGATCATGTTGCCTGGATGTAATCCGTGCGTAAGTTCGTCGAGAGATTTAAACCCTGTCATGATGCCTTCGACGCCAATACCTTTAGAGATATTTTCAATCTCATCGAGTGCTTGTGGCAAGAGTGTTGCTAGTTGCACATAATCTTCTGAAGATCTGCGTTCGGTGACCGCATAAACTTCTGCTTGCGCTTGATCTACGGCGTCATCAACTTCGCCTTCGACGGCGTAACCGAGTTGAACAATCTTTGTTCCTGCTTCAACGAGTCTGCGCATGATTGCGTGCTCGCGAACAATCTTTGCGTAGTAACTTGCGTTAGCAGCTGTTGGTACAGAAGAAATAAGTGTGTGTAAATATGGTGCACCGCCAGCGCGTGCAATGTCACCGCGCTTTGTGAGTTCGGCAGAGACAGTGACGGCATCGGCTGGTTCGCCGCGACCATAGAGATCAATGATTGCGTCATAAATTAATTCGTGTGCAGGTCTATAGAAATCGCGTTCACGTAAAATTTCGACGACATCGGCGATTGCATCTTTACTTAAGAGCATTCCACCAAGAACAGATTGTTCAGCGATTAAATCTTGTGGTGGTGTGCGTTCGAATGCAGTTGCGTCTTCGCGTTGTGTATTTCCGCGGTTAGGTAGTTCTGCGATGCTCACAAAGACCACCTTTCCATAGAGCACTGACAGGGCCGTGGCCCATGCTCGAACCGTAGGGTTTTACGCTCACGCAGGCGAGAAGAGGTGGCTCTCGCTGTGGATGAAACTGTGGGTAAGTAGGTGAATAACCCCGTTTCCCTGTGTAAATACCTGTTGATCAACTGTGGGTAACTCTGGGGAGTAATGCATATGTGCAGGTCAGAGTGGTTTTACCGTGTGGATGAAAGTATTTTTAAACTTCTCACCTGTTGAGATTTAAGAGATTTTCTCCAACAGAATCTGATCATTCGTTCCTTTTTTAACAAGAGTTACTTTCACGCCACCGTAAGTAATTGATTCGCCCTGTTTTGCAACAATTAAAGCTGAATCCCCTCCCGGTGCTTTAAAGAATCTGTCATCGGATTTTACTAGCCCGTCAACGTATAAATAACGACCGGTGCGTGTTAGCTCTTGATTACTAGATTCACCTTCGCGATCATTAATCACTTTTGTATCAACTAGATAAGCCATCAATCCATCTGCATTGAAATAGGGGTGTTTGCTCCACTTTTCTGGTCTCCGTGATTCAAAAACCACAACTTGGTGATCGTTGAGTTTGACCATTACAGATTTTAATCCTCTTTGTTTTCGATCAATTGGGCTCAGAGTTAAATTCACTTTATTTAAATTGGTCTTCGAAAGACAATAAACATCTTCTTCATTGGACCATCCTGTTATGAGTGCATCCCACGATGAGAGTGCGCTTGATTGAACGCCGCCAATCATCATGTGCCAGGAAAGAAATCCAAATGGAAAATGTCCACTTAATCCATGAGAGTGCAAAACTTCATGTATCCACCAACCCCACAACTGATCGCCGCGCTTAATAATCTCTGCACCAGGTCCAAAAAAGCTGAACTGTTGTACGCCTTGTGCTGTCTGCCACGGTCTATTGCGTTGTGTAATTTCTATCTCAATGGCTTTGGTCTCTTCGGGAAATAATAAAAACACTGCGCCAACACCTTCGAAGTTAAAGTGTGGACTTGCCGCGGTAACTAATTGTTGAACAATTTCTTCTGTGCTCTGTGCTTGTGGAGCAGCTTGTCCTTGATAACCGCCGTGAACTGGATGCGCCCAGTTGTATTGCGTAGATGGTTTAGGCGCGCGAATCCATGAGTTGTGCGTCTGCCATTCGTATGTCAGTTTTCCATTTGTGTACCAAGCGAGCCACTCATTAGCAGCATCTATTTGTGATTGCCCAAAATCAAGCGGTTTTCCTTTACCTGGGACGTCTGAGAAATCAATGGGTAAGAAGATGACTTTTGCTTTACCTGTAATTGGTAACTTACTCTCACGATTAAAGTCCGTGACCGGATAGGCGATTGCCTCGCTAAAACTGCCTGGACGCTGATCTTTTATCTGACAGGTAGCTAGTTTCTCTGGTGATAACTGTGGGGCCAAATCTGCTGGAACGGAGACTTTGGTTATTCCTTTATTCCAAACTATTTTCTTTCCAGATTTAATGCACGTGAACTCTTTACCGCCGGCAGATTTCTTCTGTCCAAGGATTGTGCACTTATTGCCAGCTTTAACAGCTGCTTGCACAGGAGTAATACTTGCAACAAGTGACAGAGCAATAAGCGCTGCTAAAACTTTTTTCATTACAGTCTAATCTTTGAATTTTCCGGATCAAATAACGGTTCTGCGCAGATAACACCAGTTGCCCATGTGCCAAAGAATTCAACATCAACTGTTGTGCCAGGTGTTGTGTGCTCGGTTGGCAAGTACGCATAACCAATTGCTTTATTGATTGTGTAACCCTGTCCACCGCTCTTCACGCGGCCAACAACGCTTCCATTGATGCGTACAGGTTCGTTGCCAAGTGGAACTTGGCGAATATCATCAAATGTCATTGCAACAAGTTTTCTTGTCTGCTTTGCATTGGCAAGTGCATCTTTGCCAATGAATTTCTCTTTCTTCTTTGAAATCGCAAACCCAAGTCCCGCCTCGATTGGATTCGTTTCAGTATTAATCTCGCCAGCCCATGCGCGATAACCCTTTTCAAGTCGAAGAGATTCGATTGCGCGATAACCACATGGCATTAATCCTTCACCGGCACCAGCTGCGATCAACGCTTCCCAAACTTTTTTACCGTCGGCAACAGGTGCATAAATTTCCCAACCGAGTTCACCAACGTAGGTAAGTCGTGTGGCACGCACTTTTGTGCCAGCGATATTTATTTCGCGTGAGTGCATGAATGGAAAGTTTGCGTGCGAGAGATCGTAATCTGTGCTCTTTGCAAGGATTGTTCTGGCCTTTGGTCCCATTAGCGCAAAGCAAGCAAGCTCTTCTGTAACAACTTTAATTGTTACGTCGTTGAAATTGCCTTCGCGCTTCTGTTTTTCTAGCCAACCAAAGTCGTGTGTAGAAAACGCGGTGCCGGTAATGATGAAGAATTCTGTGTCACCTGTTTGTGTAACTGTGTAATCCGATTCAATTCCGCCGCGAGTATTAAGTGCTTGCGTATAAACGGTGCGACCAACACCTTTAACAACATCGTTGGCACATACCCAGTTAAGAAATTCGGGTGCTTGCGCGCCGCTAACAATTGCTTTTGCAAAGCTAGATTCATCAAATAAACCAGCGTTTTCACGCGTTGCTCGGTG